AGATGCATTAAGGCTATACTTCCAAACAGGTTCTGTTATTGGTAGAAGTTATACTCAAGAAGGAGACTACAACCAAGCAAGAGTTCCAATAAAAGAATTACAGTCATCATCAGGAGCAGCTAAAACTCAAATGCTATTAAGTAATTATAATCATTACTTAAATCAAATTAGACTTGTAACAGGTTTAAACGAAGCAAGAGATGGGAGTACTCCTGACCCTAACTCATTAGTTGGATTGCAAAAATTAGCAGCTTTAAATTCTAATGTAGCTACAAGACATATTTTAGACGGTAGCTTATATATTTATAAAAGCCTTGCTGAAGCAACTACCTATAGGGTGGCAGATATCTTACAGTATGCAGACTTTAAAGAAGAATTTATAAACCAAATAGGAAAATATAACGTATCCATACTCGGAGATATTAATGATTTATATATCTACGATTTCGGAATCTTTATAGAGATGGCTCCCGATGAAGAACAAAAACAACAATTGGAAGGCAATATACAAATGGCTCTATCTAAAGGCGATATTAATTTGGAGGATGCTATTGATATTCGTGAGTTAAGAAACTTAAAACTTGCTAATCAACTTCTTAAAATGAAGAGGATTGCGAAGCAGGAAAGAGAAGAGAAGATGGCTATGCAGCAACAAGCTATGCAGTCTCAGCAACAACTCAAGTCTCAAGAGATGGCAGGTCAAATGGCTCAAGCAAAGCTTCAAGCTGAAACTCAAGCTAAGATGCAATTTAGACAAGCTGACATTGCTTTTGAAATTGAAAAGCTAAAAGCAGAAGCTGATTTGAAATCACGACTAATGCAACAAGAGTTCGAACTAAATATGCAACTAAGAGAAGCTGATGGTCAACTACTACAAAGTAGAGAAACATCAAGAGAAGAGGCTAAAGCAAGTCGAATATCTCAGCAATCTACAGAGCAATCTAAAATGATTAATCAACGTAAAAATAATTTACCGCCAATAAACTTTGAGTCTAACGAGGATAGTTTAGATGGTTTCGATTTAGCAGAGTTCAACCCTCGATAATCGAGTTAAAACTATAATAATTTTTACTTAACTTTGTATAAATTAAATCTAATAAAACAATATGGAATTCAAAGTAAAAGAAGTTGAAGGCTCGGAAGAGAAGTCAACACAACAATTAGAGCAGGAACTGCTTCAAAAGCACGAGGTAAAAAATTCAGAATATACATCTGAAGAAACAAGTGTAGTAGATACTCCTGTCGAAGAAACGAAGGTAGAAGAGCCAAAGGCTGAAGAAAATATAGAAGAAAATACAACTCAATCCTCAGAGTTAAACGAGGAAGACGTTCTTTCATTTATTAAAAATAGATATGGTAAAGACATTAATTCATTAAGTGAATTAAATATGCAGAGAGAGGAATCACCTCTACCTGAAGATGTGTCAACATACCTAAAGTATATAAAAGATACAGGTCGTGGATTCGATGACTTTGCAAAACTGCAAAAGAATTATGATGAAATGGAACCTGACAAATTGCTAAGAGAGTATTTAACTGCTACAGAAAAAGGTTTAGACTCAGATGACATAACTGACTTAATGGAAGATTATGTTTATGACGAAGACATTGATGATGATAAGCAGATTAGAAAAATCAAATTAGCAAAGAAAAAGACTATTGCGAAAGCCAAAGATTATTTTGAGCAGCAGCAAGAACTATATCGTGTCCCTCTCGAGTCGAAAAGGGGTGCAGGTTCTCAAGCTGAAGACGAAGACTTTATGGCATATAAACAATATATAGCAGAAGCGAAGACAGTTGAGGAGCAAAACTCTCGAAAGAGAGAGATGTTTACGAAAAAAACTGAAGATGTCTTTAGTGAGTTCAAAGGTTTTGAGTTCACGCTTGACGACAACAAAGTTTATTTTTCACCCGGTGACTCTGCAGAAATCAAGAAGTCTCAATCGGACCCTACTAACTTTATAAAAAAGTTTTTAGACAATGATGGAGTTATGAATGATGCCGCAGGATACCACAAGTCATTAGCGATGGCGATGCACCCCGAAAAGTTTGCTAAGTTCTTTTACGAACAAGGCAAAAGTTCAGCAGCAGAAGACACGATGAAGAAGTTAAAAAATGTAAATATGACGACTCGTAGTGCTCCTGAAGCAACAACAAAAGGAGGGATGCAAATTAAATCTGTAAGCAACGACCACGGTAGAGGTTTACGGATTAAGAGTAGAAAATAAATTATTAAAAACTAAAAACAAAAAAAAATGAGTGTATCAACAATACCCGGTTTTGATTTGCAACCAAGTGCTCAAAGAGTACCGTTGAAGTCAAACTACATTACAAACTTTGATTTCTTGAATCAGTATCTTCCTGATACTTACGAAAAGGAATTTGAAAGATATGGCAACAGAACTATTTCTTCATTCTTAAGAATGGTAGGAGCAGAAATGCCATCAAACTCTGACCTTATCAAATGGGCAGAACAAGGACGACTTCACACTAAATATGTAAACTGTACAACTGCAGCACTTATTAATGACTTGGAGCCTACTTTTGCAGTGAATGATGCAGGTAACCCTGCTTTCGGTGCATCTAACTCTATCGCAATCAGAATCGGACAAACAGTAATGGTTTCCGATAATGCAGGTGGTGGTTCAATTAAGTGTATCGTTACTGCAGTAGATTATGTAGCACAAACCTTTAAAGTAGCAACATACGGTGCAGGTGGTCTTCCAATCGCAGGTGCAGGTGCAGTGTTTACTGTCTTTATTTACGGTTCTGAATTCAAAAAAGGAACTGAAGGAATGAAACAAAGTCTTGAGTCTGATGACTTCATCTTTGAGAATTCTCCAATTATCATTAAAGATAAGTATGCAGTATCAGGTTCTGATATGGCTCAAATCGGTTGGGTAGAAATTACAACTGAAAACGGAGCAGCAGGATACCTATGGTATTTGAAGTCTGAGCACGAAACAAGATTACGTTTTGACGATTATCTTGAGACTGCAATGATTGAAGCAGTACCGGCAGCAGCATTAGGTGGTGTAGCTACACAAGCAGTGGTAGGTGCAGAAGACGTTGGTAACAAAGGTTCTGAAGGTATCTTCTATGTTGTAGAACAAAGAGGAAACGTTTGGGGCGGTGGTAACCCAACTACTCTTGCAGAGTGGGATACAGTTATCTCAAGACTTGACAAGCAAGGAGCAATCGAAGAAAACGTAGTATTTGTAGATAGAGATTTCTCTTTCGACATTGACGATATGCTTTCTTTACAGTCTTCTAACGCAGCAGGTGGTGTTTCTTACGGTCTATTTGACAACGAAAAAGAAATGGCATTGAACTTAGGATTCACAGGATTCCGTAGAGGTTACGATTTCTACAAGTCTGATTGGAAATACTTGAATGACCCAACAATGCGTGGTGGTTTACCAACAGGTGCAGGGTCAGGAAGAATCAATGGACTTTTAGTTCCTGCAGGTTCGACTTCAGTATATGACCAAGTTCTTGGTAAAAATGCTAAGAGACCATTCTTGCACGTTCGTTACCGTGCTTCTGAAACTGAAGACAGACGTTACAAGTCTTGGATTACAGGTTCAGCAGGTGGAGCAGAAACTTCAAGCTTAGATGCAATGGAGGTTCATTTCTTATCTGAAAGAGCAGTATGTACTTTAGGTGCAAACAACTTCTTCTTATTCCAAGAGTAATAAGTAGATAATATTAGGGGAGTGTCTTTGAAGACACTCCCTTTTTTTAACTTTAATTAAATTTTAAATATAATGGCAAAACAAAAAACGCAACAGTTTGTGGCTAAGAGTTACAAATTAACAAGGGATGTAGCACCCTTATCTTTTATGCTACCTACAAAACACACAAAAAGATTTACATTATTACATTTTGATGACGAGACGGGAACCAATAGGGAACTTCGTTACGCACGAAATCAAAAGTCTGTTTACGTTGATGAACAAGACACTAATGCATTAATGGAACCTATTATCTTTGAAGATGGATTTCTTCACGTTGTTAAAGAAAATCAAATTTTACAAGAGTTTCTACACTTACATCCGTTAAATGGAAAGAAGTTTGTTGAAATGGACAAAGCAAAAGATGCTGCAGCAGAAGTTGAAGAACTTTTAGTCGAAGCAGATGCTATGGTCGAAGCTAAAAAGCTATCGCTTGAGCAGCTTGAAAACGTTTGTAGAGTTATTTTTGGTACTGACACAACAAAAATGTCTTCAGCAGAATTAAAAAGAGATGTATTGATGTTCGCAAGAAGCAATCCTAAAGACTTTTTAGAAGTAGTTAATGACCCTGATTTGAAATTTATGGGAACTATCCAAAGATTTTTTGACCAAGGAATTTTGAAGACAAGAAAAAGTGATAGAGAGGTGTGGTATAGTACACCTAATAATAAAACAAAAATGTTAAACGTTCCGTTTGGAGCGACCCCACCTGATATGGTGGCTTCGTACCTGCAGAGTGATGAAGGAATAGAAGTTCTAAAACACTTAGAAGGTCTATTAGATTAACAATTGATTTATAGTATTTTATAGGAGGGGTCAGTTTTCTGACTCCTCTTTTTTTTTCATTATCTTTGTAAAAAGAATTACAAGATGATAAATTCAGTTAGACAAACAGTAATGTCGGTTCTGAATAAAAATAATTACGGATATATATCTCCGTCAGACTTTAACTTATTTGCTAAACAGGCACAGTTAGACTTGTTTGAAAATTATTTTTATTCTTATAACTATCAGATAAATAAAGAAAATGCTCGTAAATCAGGTACAGGATACGCTGATATTACAAAGGGGTTAGAGGAAGTGATTGATGCATTTTCAGTGACATTACCTTTGCTACAATCTTCGGGCAGCGAGTACTTATTGCCTTCGTTATTGACTACAAATAATGATTACTATTTAATAAACAAACTACTTGTAAATAACAAAGTGTTATATAGTGGTATAACTACCGCAACAGTGGGTGGTCAAAATGCCATCATTGATACGAGTGGGGTTAACTTCAATACCGAAGGTGTTCAGGTTGGAGATATAGTTGGAGTAGAGATAGGCGGTGTAGCTTATAACTTAACTATCACTGCAATAAACACAACAGGGACACAACTTACTGTAACCCCAAGTGTTGTTAATACATTCCCATTAAACTACACCATATATAGGGCAGACACAAAAAAGGAAGCAGAAAAAATTACGCATAGTAAAATTACAATGTTGAACAACTCATTGTTAACTAAGCCTAATCTAACGTTCCCGGCTTACACACAAGAGGACTTGGTGGCACAAACTTATCCGTTTACTATCTCAAACAAAGGTCAAATTGTTTGTCAGTATATAAGGTTTCCTTATGTACCTAAATGGACTTTTGTTCAGTTGACGAACGGTGAACCTGCTTTTGATGCATCTCAACCTGACTATCAAGATTTTGAATTACCAAATGACGATGAGGTAAATCTAATAAACAAGATACTTCAATACGCAGGTATGTCAATAAGGGAGATAGCAGTTGCACAGTTTGGAGGAGCAGAGGAACAAGCTAATAACCAAGAAGAGAAATAATTATGAGTTATATAACACAGTATCAGTATTACGAAAACGGAGGTGTAGCACCTGAAGATGCAAATTGGGGTTCATATCAATATGTTTCACTTGAAGATATAGTCAATAATTTTATGTTGATGTATCAAGGAAACCACAGTCTTGTAAACAACGAAGAAAGATTTAAGATTTTATTTCACGCTAAAAGAGCCGTTCAAGAATTAAACTATGATGCATTTAAAGAAATTAAAATATTAGAATTAAGTGTTTGTGACCAATTAAGATATGTATTGCCTTCTGACTATGTGAATTGGGTTAGAATTTCTTTATATAGAGATGGCTTACTTATGCCACTTACTGAAAATATTCAGACCAATTGGTCTTCTGCATATCTTCAAGACAATAACTGTCGAATTCTTTTTGACTTAGACGGTAACGCTTTAAGTCCACAGGACTCTAACATTGATTTTGACAGAATTACAGGGGGAACTCAGTCAATTTACTTAAATCAAAATTCGCAATACAACGGAAGTTCAGGTTGGAATATTGATGGGGATTGGTTTTTTGGATACAATATTGGTGCACGTTTTGGTTTAAATACAGAAACCGCTAACGCTAACCCTACATTTAAGGTAGACCCAAAAGGAGGGGTTATTAACTTTAGTTCGGGTATGTCGGGAGAACTTTGTATTCTTGAGTATGTATCAGACGGTATGGAAAATGGAGATGATTCATTAGTGACGGTAAACAAAATGTTTGAAGAGTTTATTTATGCTTACATAGAGTTTGCAATTCTAAGTTCAAAGCTAAATACTCAAGAGTATATTGTAGCAAGGCTACGAAAAAAGAAAGCTGCATTGTTGCGTAATGCAAGAATCAGAATTAGTAACATTCATCCCGGAAGACTATTGCAAAACTTAAGGGGTAGAGATAAGTGGCTAAAGTAATATGGCGAATATAACAAGAAACTTTACTCAGGGTAAAATGAATAAAATGGTCGATGAACGACTCGTTCCAAACGGGGAGTACATTGATGCATTGAATATTCGTATGGGTTCAACAGAGGGTTCTGAAATTGGAGTTATTGAAAACTCTAAAGGAAACCTTGTGCTAACAAATATAGAGGTTAATGGAGTATCTCTATCTTCGAGTGCTAAGACAATTGGTGCATTTGAGGACGGGGCACTTGAAACTATCTATTGGATGGTTCACGACCCTGCGTTTACAGATAGTAATACAGGTAAATTAGACCTAATACTTTCTTGGAACTCTAATAATGGTATCGTTGTATACCACGTTATTAGCAAAGATGATGGAGGCGGTGTAAATACCACCTTAAACTTTGATGAGCAATATTTATTTACAGGTATAAATAAAATAGAAAATTTATTATTTTTTACAGATGATATTAATCCTCCAAGAAAAATAAATGTAGTAAGAAACTACGCTGACCCTAACGCATCAGGTATAGATTTATTTGATTATGATGATATATTGGTTATAAAAAAACCGCCATTATCAGCACCGGGAGTTCAGTTACTTCAAACAGGAACTCAGGAAAACTTTTTAGAAGAAAGGTTTATTTGTTTTGGATATAGATATAAGTATGATGACGATGAGTATTCAGCCATATCTCAATTTACAGACCCTGCATTTAACCCTCAGGATTTTCTATTTTCAGGTGAGAGTTATTTGAATGAGGGGATGACTAACTTATATAATACGGCTTTAGTCACCTTTAATACAGGAGGTCCTTTAGTAAAAGGTATTGATTTACTCTTTAAAGAAGCAACTTCTCCCGTAATAAAAGTAATAGAAAAACTTGATAAAAATGACCAAGGTTATTCTAACAATCAAGACGTAACATATACTTTTACAAATAGCAAGATATTTACAATACTCCCTGAAGCAGAAATATTAAGGTTGTATGACAATGTACCTTTACTCGCTAAGGCACAAACCTTAATGGGCAACAGACTTATGTATGGTAATTATACCGAAGGATACAACTTGGTGACTTCCGACTTGAATCCTGTGCGTTTTGATTATACGATTACAAAACAGAGCAAGGATTTTGAAGATACAGAGATAGATGGAAATGGTGTTAATGTTAATTATAGTATTGACGGAGCACAGACTATTGTAGATGCAGGAGCCTCTTTTGATTTAGGTACAGTAGATTTTATAGAAGGAGCAACAATTACGGTTTTAATAGATTTTGAGCACGATTCATTTGGTGGAGGGACTGCTCCTGTAGAAACGAATGAACCTCAGAGTCTTCAGTTTACGTTTAATGTTCAGCAGCAATACAACAGTGTTTATGAGTGGGCGACAAGTTCAATAACAACGGGTCAATTAGGTACTTCATTGCCGGGTGGGAATATTCAGCCAATGGCAACAAGAGACCAAGGAAGTACAATGACGGATTCTT